CCGCCGGTACGGTCTTTAAGAAAGATGCTGTCATTCGTAGTAGCGGCAAAAACGCACTGCCGCGGGTACTCTTCTGTACGCCGCCCGTAAGGCACCCGGAACTTGTCTGTCTGACGGGAGAGAAAAGCCTTGATCATATCGTTATCCGCTTTTTTAGATGCCTGCATTTCGGACAACTCAATAATCCAGCTTCCTTGCAGCTGTTCCATCGCTTCCTTGCCTTGAAAACTGACGATGCTGTCATTAAACCATTTTCCGCCCAGCCGGCTTAGAATCGTACTTTTACCTATGCCTTGTGGACCACTAAGCACTATGCATGAGTCGTATTTGACTCCCGGGCGCTCTATACGTGCCACGGCGGCCTTGAGCCACGTCCGCGTGACATCTTTTACGTACTGCGAGTCTTCGGCACCTAAAAAGTCAATAAACAGCGTTTCTGCACGCTCGACTCCATCCCATTTTAGGTTTTTCAGATAGTTTCGCACCGGGTGCGTTTTGTGCTTGTACATGACTTCTACTAATGCGTCATCGATGACCTGCCTCGCGGCCAGATCGTAGTATTTTGCTAAATAGTTACGCAGACCGGCGTCATCAGTATCCCGCCAGATATTGTCGATACCTTTTTTCCGCCACGGCAGATCCTTTTTGACAATAAGCCTCCGAGAGAACAAGTCGAGTCCGAAAGTGCCCTTAAGCTGCGGATCGTTTTCGAGAATAGCGATAAAATTCCCAGCTACCGGAAGTATCGGTGCGTTCTTTCCGGACCCCCTTGTCAGCTCACTCATCCAGTCCATGTCGGCATCATTGGCACTGAATCCGGACTCTTTGAAACTCTTCTTGATATCTTCCGCCTGTTCGGCGCTTATTATGCGTCTTGTCGCTTCGTCTTCCCCTGCCAGTTTTACCATTGCGACATAAGACAGCAGCTTGTTCGGTGGGGTACTTTCCGACGCATCTGCGTCAAGAGCTCCGAACTTGTGAAGCCTGACGAGGTCAAAAGCATTACAAAGCTTGCCGCCGGCGGGGTCTGTCGAGTGATGCGAATAAGCGAACTTGTCATCGTACACGACAAGCCCCGCGCTTGTGCTGCCCTTAGTGTATGTGTACCGCCCTTCTACTGCACAGGTGGTGTACTCATCGGACAGGAACGTCTCTACAGCGTCTTCGATCGTGTGTGCCCGGCAGAACGCGCCGATAAGCCCCGGCTTAGTCAGCGGGTCTCCTTGCTTTTTCGCCGTTGACAGTGTGATACTCGCCTCTTTTTTCGAAGTCGGCCACAGCGAGGTGTCGTGCCAGTCTTCGTACCTGGTCAAAACATCATCAGCACTAAGAATCGGTGCGTCATTATATCTGAAGATAAAATCTCCGTCCTGCGGTGTACTCGGCCAGTACATCAGCCGTTCGGGCTCATATGTTGTAGAGTCCATTGCTTCAATGCTGATGTCTTTTGCTAAAAGCCTTGCAATAGCTTTGTATTCATCCGCCGTTACAGGTTTGTCAAGCGGGATAAGCACGCGGTAGCGCGGAGCAGCGGCGGTGTGGCTGTGCGTTGTGTACAGCCCCCACGCCACGTTGCCCATGCCGATATCCAGATCAGTTAAAAAGTCGTCATCAGGACTGTCTGCGTCGAGACAAACAACCTGCCGGTACTCGACGTTCTGCTTGAGCCGCTGGCCGTTCTTGAGATAGCCGCAGACAAAGCCGCCGATATCTTTACGATTGTCTCTGTCAGACTTCTTCATCGCTTTGTACTCTGCGACGGTTTCACCTGTCACAGTCGGCTTAGACAGTCTTTCAAGCAGGTGCGACCATGTCGTTTTCGTGTGTTTCCATTTTTTAGCGAAGCGCTGCGGCGCTGTCGCTATCGTGAACTCAATATCATACTGCAGCTGCAACGCCGGTCACCCCTCTTTCTGTCTGAACATCATTTGTTTCTATTGTTAATTTCCTTGACTTCGCCCACGCCAGCAGCGCGCGGTTGAGTTCCGCGTCCTCCCGGACGGGCTGGTTATTGACCAGTTTTGCCTGCGCTACCGCGCCATTTCTGATCTCGATACAGATAACCGGCTTTCTGTTTTTGAAAGCTGCAATAATCCTTACTTTGTCAGACAGAACACAGTCGCGGTAAGTGCCGACACAGTTGTGCATAGCGCGGCCTAAATTTGCTAATTGTTCTGTATCCGGCGGCAGGCTGAAGATTAGATCTCCAACTTTGCCCGTCAGCGGGAAATCTCGCAGAGACTTGTACTTGATACGAACGTTCGCGTGCTGCTGCTTGTCTGCTAAGCGCGTAAGATAATCGTGAATATCCCTGCTGCGGATTTTCGCTTTGATAAAAATGCGCTTGTTCTGTGGAGTCAGGAGATCCCACATATGCCCACAATCTCGTACGATATAATCATTCTCGCGCTCCACAAGCCTAACCGCAGCCGCTTCGCCCCGGGTATGCCTGATTATTCGTAGGGATCGGAGATAACTGTCTAAGCTGTGGTAGAAACCGATATCATACCGTTTCTGCAGAAGTGCATCTAATAGTTTGTATTTGTTGTCTATCTCGTGTAAAATCGGCCAAGCTGTCCGGATTATATTTAAAAAATTAATTGGGCACTTGACCAGACGGGCATTCAGCCCCGGCATATCCGGGAAACGATAAATCTCACGTACAGTCTGCAGATACGGCTTTCGTTCGTCAAACAAGCGCATTACCGGGTCATCTGCATATGGACACATCCTGATTTCTTCCGTTGTCAGGTTTCTTGCGTCCGGATAACGCAGGCGCCATGCGAAGTTTGAAAAGCAGTAGTCAAAAACGCTGTGGCCGTCCTGCAAGCTGGTCGGCATATACGCGGATTTAACAGTATATCCGACAGTATCAGACAGCTTTTGATTAAAACATCTGACAACATCTTTGAAAAAGCTGTTTATCAGGGTCCTTTCTGTATGATGAATATTGCTTTCCGCGTTCAGGTAGTGAAAAACAGTATCTTTCATGCAAAACTTCGTTTTATCGCTTGCTATCCTGTTCAGCGGCCATAAAGTCCGCGTAAGTACCGCGCGCCCACGGGCGCCGTGTTCTGTGTAAACCGCTTCCCGGCTTTTGAAATCAAAACGCAGAGTGTATTTTTTGACAGTATGCACGGACACGTCAATCGGCGACCCAATATCTACATTCAATGCTTCCGCGCAGATGTCCAGATAATTTTTGTATTCTTTCGCTTCCAGCTCGATACGATACGGTACGAGTACACGTTTACGCCCGGATTCAGACAAGTCAAGCCACGGAGTGTCATATGTGCCTTTCCACAAACGTTTTCCGCATTTTGGGCAAGTATATGCGGACCCCTCATCGCTGAGGCCGCGTATGCTGCACTGAAAGCGCCAGCGGCAGTGAAAGGCGTGCCCACAGGCAGTGTGTACCTGCAGGCATTCCTGATCACAATACTGCGCACCCGGGATTAACTCTCCGTTGTTGTAAAACGCGCGCACGACTTCGAATAACCGATTATTCCGGTATTGACTGATAATTCTCATAATCCGCCTCAGAACAGGTCATCTAAATCATCTGCCGCAGCAGCCGGCGGGCAAGACTCGACAACAGGTTCTTCTTTCTTCTTAGCCGGAGCTCGTCTACGCTTCGGTTTTTCTTCTTTCTTCGGTTCATCTTTCTTTGCTTCTTCTTTCTTTGGTTCTGTTGCTTCAATAGCTTCAATAAGTGTTTGCGACGCACCTAAGCAGTCTTCACAATAAGCTTTTGCTTTATCTATCTGTTCTCGCTTTTCTTCCAGTGCTTCAGCGTCAAGCGTTTCGGCCCACTTATCAAGTACTTCAATTCCTTCTTTTGCGATTTTGATCTGTTGTTCCATCTGTATTTTGTTCATTTTTTAGTCTCCTTTTTCCTAAAATGATCCGAGATGATTTGTACGGCACATAAAACGGACTTCTCGGTCACCGTCATACGCGGTGATGCTCAACCTTAATTTATTTAAAAATTTAGACGCTGTACCGCGAGGCACGTAGTACTTTTTAGATCCGGCAATATTAAGGCATATGCACGGAAACTCCGGGTGATGTTTAGCATACAGCGTTATGTATTTTGCTAAAGCCCCGTAGCATTCGTCGTGCGATAGCTTCACAACACTTACATACTCGCTCGGCACATTGTCCTGTTTATAACGATTAATGATCTGCGTTCGATCTTTTCCGTAGATATTACATACGGGGATATTAATTGTTTTCAAGCTATTACCTCCTAATCTTTCATATAATATTGGCTTTCAAAGCCGTCGGCGTTCTTGATTAGCCCGGTTTCCCAGGGCTCATTCTTTGACATAATTTCTGTAACTTCGGCAAGGCTGCCTTCTCCGTCCGGCGCCTCTATAACGACTTCGTCGTGGATGTGCATGATAATTTTGTATCCGGCTTCCGTGAGCCGCAGCATAGCCGCAGCTAAGCAGTCACGGGCAACGGCCTGCACGATGTTTTCTACAAGCTTACCGCCGTAGGTCTCCAGTTTGCCCCATTTTCGGCTGCCTTGTTCGATGCCGCGGTATAAGATAGATTCCCCGCCAAAGCGGTTTTCGCCGATTTCCGGCTTGATGTAGACTAAGTGCCTGCCAGACGGGAGCTCTATAAACAGCGCACCTTGTTTTCGGCAGAAAGCAAGGTGCCCCTGTTTGATTTTGACTGTGCTGCCTGTCTTGATTGCTTTTTTAGCCGCGCTGTCTACATCCCACCAAAACTTAGTAATCGCTGGTGACGCAGCGCGCCATTTCGTTACAATGTCTTGCAGTTCGTCATCGGAAAGCCCCATCTTATCAGCGCCCATCTGCTTTAACGCGCCGACGGAGCCACCGTAACCAAGCGCCAGTTCGGCAATCTTGCCTTTTTGCCGCAGGTGCCCGTTCTCGCCATGCTTGACGACGGGGACGCCGAACATTGCCGAAGCAGATGCGCAATAAATGTCACCGCCTTCGGCAAAGACGTCCTGCCGCCACCTTTCCCCGGCAAGCCACGCTATGACACGCGCCTCAATGGCGGAGAAGTCATCAACGATGAAACGGCAGCCGGACTTTGCGGTAATTGCCGTCCGGACAAGCTGCGATAGGGTATCCGGTACATTGTCATAACAGAGTTCCAGCATCTCGAGATCGCCGTTTTTGACGAAAGCCCGGGCGGTATCAAGCTCCTGTGCATTCATACTGTTCCGCGGCAGATTGTGCAGCTGTACAATACGTCCCGCCCAACGCCCGGTGCGCATCGCGCCGTAGAACTGGAACATGCCGTGCACGCGGCCGTCTGATGTCATCGCTTTCTGCATTGCTTCGTACTTCTTGATTGATGTTTTGCCGAGCAGCTGCCGCAGCTTGAGCATGACACGCACATCGTCCGGAATGTCTTTTTTCAAGAGTTCCGCAATCGCTTTTTTGTCTATTGATTCGACGGTCTCACCAAGCCGGTCTTCTATCCACGCTGTAAGCTGCAGGGGGCTGTTCGGATTTTCAAGTCCGGTAAGCTCCTTTGCTTTTGCCAGCAGTTTTGCTTTGTGTTCTTTGTTTATGCGGATAGCGTTTTCGACCAATTTTGCATTGACCCGGGCACCGCGGCTGTTAATCTCTTGATCCATAAGCCAGTACTGATGTTCCATTTCCGGCGGTTTCAGAGATAATAGTTTCTGCCGTATGGCCTTTTCGACAACGACGTCCTGCCGGTTATACTCGATGTATTGCGCCCACGCCTCCGGGTTGTGTTCCGGTAAATTTCTTGTTCTGCCGCCATTTGCTTTGGTCGGTTTGCAGGGCTTAGAGAAGTAGTTGATTAATGCCTTGCCCCGCGTGTCTTTCTGCTTATCCGCGCCGAGGTGCAGTACCTCCGCAACATCAGCAAGCTTTGTCGGCAGTGAGTTGTACAGCGCAAGTACACTCGTGCACTCCCACTGCTCCGCAGGCATTTCCGGATACAGCTTTTTGAAGCAGGTAATTTCGAAGTTTGCGTTAAACGCTGTCTTCGTGATGTTACTATCGAAAAGAGCCTGTGCAACTCGCACAGGCATCTCCTCTCTGGTAAGATCTACTACCCGCACTGGTTCGTCATCGAAACCGTATCCGAGCAACAAGATTTTGAAGTTCGGCGAGTCTACATATTTATAGACTCCGTACTTGATGTCGTTGTCACTGTACGTCTCCAGATCGATTGCCAGTGTAGCCATAATTCCTACTCCTTAAAAAATATCATCGTTATCATCGTTATCATCGTTTTTAGCGTCAGCGCCTAAGAGATCATCGTCGAAGTCACCGGCAGATACGCTTCCACCGGACAGCGGTGTACCATCTTTAATCTTCTTCAGACCGCTCAAGCTGACTCCTACGCCTCTGTGGCCACCTTGATTGTATGCAAACAGGTACAGAACGGCTTGGCAGTAGCACCCGCTGTAGACTTCCGATTTATCAAAGGTTTCTTCACCGTCCGGGCCGAGGATCTTCGGCGGATAGTCTTCCGTTGCTTTTGCATTCAGGAAATAGTGCCCGGCGTAGTTGTCATCGCCTTCACGTTCTGTATCGCCGTCACGAAGCGGCAGG